AAGCATATATAACACCTCTAATGGTAGATTTACTGCACCGGTCACTGGTGTTTATCATATTACTTTTAACCTATCATTATATGTAATGGGTAGCGATGGTGATAATAGTGTAGGATGGGGATTATACGTTAACGGTTCTAGGTTTAACTGGAGAACATATGATAGTGGACTAAACATGTCACAATCAACACCTTTTGTTATTGGTCAGGGAGGAAGCACACTAGATCAGGAAAAAGAAATAGGAGCTCCTAGTTTTTCTGCAAATATTCCATTAACATCCGGAGATTATGTATCGGTAGGTTGGAAAAATATGAGCACAACATTAGGCGTAAGAACATTTATCTTCAGCGGACATTTAATAGGATAATAACAAATGGCAACTAAAGCATCACGAATCGCCCTAGCTGGCAGCAATATCTCATCAACAGGTGAGGTAGACGCAGACTTACTCGACAACATCGATTCTGCTGCTTTCTTGTCGTTAGACGGTAATGGCAGACTTGGTATTGGGACGAGTTCGCCTATATCACAGTTACATGTAAATAAAAATGTTGCTGGACATAATACAGACGGTATTACTCTAGGTAAAGTAGAAAGTGCTGGTTGGATAGATGTAAACGAAGAAATGGGCAGGCTATCCTGGTCTGCTAGTTATGGTTCTTCATATACCCCAGGTATAGGTGCTTATATTTCTGCTAAAGCAGATGCTAATTGGGACGGTACTGAAACTCCTACAAGACTAGGGTTCTTTACGGCTCCTGAAGGTTCAACAACCCCTGTTGAACGTATGCGCGTCAACTCACTAGGCAACGTTGGTATTGGTACGTCTAGCATGGAAGGCTCAGCTGCGGCGATTAAAGTTGAAGTAGAAAGTGGTTCTAATTATCGTCCAATGCGATTACGTTTTACAGATGATAACAATGGTTCAACTAATAATCCTCTTTCTTTTGAATACAAAGCAGGTTTAGAAATTGAAAATATTTACAGCGGCGCAGCTCCTAGTGCAAATGGAACTAAGATTGCTAAACTATCATTAACAACAGTTACATCTAGTGGATATGGCGCTACTGGTTCGATATTTGTCACTACTAATGCAGGAACTGGTCATAACTCAGGAGAGTTAGCATTTGCAGTAGGTCACAATTCATCTGGACTTGAAACTGAAGCCATGAGAATTAATAAAGATGGCAATGTTGGTATTGGCACAGCTGATCCGAGCGTGCCGTTAGAAATTGTTGCAAGTAGCGGAGCAAATGCTTTGAGATTAAGAGCCAGGAGCGCCGACGACTACGCATTTATACAATTTAGAAATTACGCTGGTACTACACTCAGGGGGCAGATTTATAGCCATCAAACTACTGGAAGTATAGGATTTACTACTGGCACTGATAGTAGTGCTGGCGACGACTTATATATTTCTAATGATAATGGTGTGGGGATTAACACAACAACAACTGGAGGATACAACGGGCGTTTAACAGTTTATCAAGATACCCATGACGCTTATACTCCTACTGGCTTCTTAGATAAACCTACCATGCAGCTAAGGCATACTGCTAATACTGATGGTTATACTGGTACTAGGTACGCAAATAATACTGGAACTTATGAGTGGTTTACTGGAGCTCATCAATTTGATGGCCAGAGAGCAGACTTTGTTACTCAAGGATATGATAGGGATTTAAATGGATATCGTGAAAATCAGAGAATTCATGATACAGGACAAATAGTTCAACCTCGACAACCATCATTTATGGCTCATAAAACATCACATTTAGCTCTTTCTGGTGCAGGTCAAGTAGAGGCTGGTTCTTGGTCAACTACTTATCTCAATGGAGGGCATAATGTTGGTGGATGTTTTAATACAAGCACTGGACGCTTCACAGCTCCTGTTGCGGGTAGATATAAATTTGATGCTAATATTATGCATGGAAGAACTAGTGGTGACTTTCAGATATGGCTATCTGTCAATGGAAATACATCCACGTGTGTTAAGTCCAATAGTATGCAATCCGCCGGAGGTGCTTGGAAACAAACAGCTGTTACAGGCATCTTTAATTTAGCGGCTAGTGATTATATAAGTATTTTTGTTAGATCAAGCACGGCTGAAACTTATGCCATGTACGGCACTGCAACAGCAGCGTTTACTACATGCAACGGATACTTAATAGGATAACTTAAGCCAGAATAATCTTTAATACCAAGTTTTTAAAACATATAAATAGTCTTATAGAAACTAATCTGTAGGACTATTTTTACATGGCCGCTCCAAACTCAAGACAGACACTCATTGATTACTGTCTCCGTAAACTCGGAGCACCAGTCCTTGAGATTAACGTCGATGAAGATCAGCTATCTGATCGTGTCGATGAAGCTCTGCAATTTTATCAAGAATACCATTCTGATGCAATATACAAAGTATATCATAAGCATCAGATCACAATTACTGATGTAACAAATGAATATATCTCGTTACCAAATCAGGTATTGTCAGTACAACGAATTTTTCCGATGTTTGAAAGTAATTCAAGCGTAAGTATGTTTGATGCAAAGTATCAAATGCATCTTAACGATATGTACAGCCTGGGATTTACCGGCAACCTTGCTAATTACTCACAAACAATGTCATATCTCAGTACAATGAATCTGATGCTAAACGGACCAGAACAGGTACGCTTTAGTCGTCATATGAATCGTTTATATCTTGATGTTGACTGGGAATCAGATGTAGCAGTAGGTGATTACATTATTGTAGACGCTTATCGCACAGTTGAGCCCGATACACATACAGCGATATATAATGATATGCTTCTTAAGAGATATACAACATCTCTAATTAAACAACAATGGGGTGCAAACCTTATTAAATTCGAAGGCATGCAGCTTCCGGGTGGTGTAACTCTTAATGGACGTCAGCTATATGATGATGCTGTTACCGAGATTAATGCTATTGAAGAAGAAATGCAGCTTAAATACGAAATGCCTCCTGAATTTTATATGGGATAGATCATGCCAACTAATGTATTCTTTTCGCCTAAAGTAAACACTGAGCAGTATATGTTTGAGGACATCATTATTGAGTCCATCAAAATGTATGGCCAAGATGTTTTTTATATGCCTCGCAAGATTGTTCAACGCGATCTAATTCTTGGAGAAGATATAGAATCAGAATTTAACACAGCAAATACCGTTGAAATGTTTATTGAAAACACCGAAGGATTTGAAGGTGAAGGTAATATATTCCAAAAGTTTGGTATGGAAATTCGTGACGAAGCTACATTCATTGTAGCAAAACGTTCATGGCAAAAACTTGTGGGTATATGGAACTCAGATATTAATGATGATAGGCCATTCGAAGGTGATTTAATTTATCTTCCTTTGTCTAAATCATTCTTTGAAATTAGCTATGTAGAACACGAACAACCGTTTTATCAGTTAAGTAATTTGCCTGTGTTTAAATTGCAAGCACGACTATTCGAATTTAACGATGAAGAATTTAATACTGGTATTGCTGAAGTTGATAGCATTGAAAATAATTATGGCTATCAGGAAATATTCTATTATGGATCTTCTAGTGGAACATTTACTTTCGGTGAAAGAATTAAACACATTATAACTGCAGAAAGAACTGGTTCAGCTGTTGCAACTGCAGTCATGAATCAAGTGTCGGGAAGAGGCGATGTTTCGTCTGTATCATTGACTCAAAGCGGATTTGGATATTCTTCTATTCCTTCTGTTATATTTGATGCACAACCAGGAACAGATTTTAGAACTTCAGGATCTCTTGGTAATGGCTTAATACAGAACGATGTATCAAAATTTAATGGATCATCAATTTACCTGGACGATTCTACTAAGTATGCTAATGCTGCATTTAACGCCCCTAGAACTGAAGGTGCATTTGAATTCTTCTTTAAAACTAAAAGTTCATTAGCATATAACGGACAAATTGCAATATTCGGCGATTTTAATGTGGTACTAGATAACAATCAAGTCCAAGCTCATTATAAAACAAATACTGCTTCAGTAGCGTACGCCGCTTCTGATTGGAACCATTTAAAAGTATCTGTCAAATTGATAAGTGGAAACAACTATCAAGTACAAATTTATATAAATGGTACGCGACTGTATAACTTTACTGAATCTAACTCAGTTCCGATTATTATTGGTGCTGCTGGACATCATCACAATGAGCAAGCAGCAAAATTCTTTGGTCTTAACTCATCAAGCAATACTGATGCTACTAATGGTCTTTATATTGATTCATTCGCTCTTAATTCTTTTGGAATAGCAGATGCATCAACTATAACGGTTCCGTCATCTACTCCTCCGTCAGCTGATGTTTATTATGAGACATTCGCTCCTATTACTCCGACTGGAAGTGCGGTAATTAATGCTGCCGGTGAAGTTACATCGATCAATATTACTGAAAATGGCAGATTCTACGCCGCGGCACCTAATATAGTAATAGGTACTTCCGGATCTCCAGATACAGCCGAAATAAATATGTCTGCACAGCTAGTATCGCATGATAACACTTCTATGACTATAAATCAGATAGAAACTTCCGATGGTGAATACCATGCTATTGCCGTTGGGCAATTATACACTGGGGTTGATAGTGGAGCAACATGTACAGTTACACAGATATTTGATGTGGCAACATCTGCTACAGACAGTACATTTACTACTGATTTAGCTGCACGCAACTTTAACTATGAGGATGAGGCTGATGATATTATTGACTTCTCAGAATCAAATCCATTCGGAGACGCAACATAATGTTTGGTGATCACTTTTACCACGCCGCAATACGTAGAACAGTAGCCGTTTTTGGTACGTTGTTTAACGATATAAATGTTTTGCGAAAAGGAAATGATGGAACTGCTAAAAATATTATTAAAGTTCCGTTAGCTTATGGTCCTAAGCAAAAGTTTTTAGCTAGACTTGATCAGCAGGCAGATCTTAATGATCCTAAAATTGCATTAAAGCTCCCTAGAATGTCTTTTGAAATTACTGGCCTTTCGTATAATACGAACGCTAAGTTACAAAAAGGAATTAGACAATCCTTTCCTGATCCTCTTGATAATAGTAAAAAGAAAACAATATTAGGTCCAGTTGGCTATACGCTTGGTATACAATTAAGTATTTTAGCTAAAAACCAAGATGATGCATTGCAAATACTTGAGCAAATACTTCCATTTTTTCAACCAGAATATACGGTTACAGTAAAAGAAGTAAATAATACGTTTAAGTCCGATCAACCGTTTGTATTAGGCTCAGTATCATTAAGCGATGATTATGAGGGAGATTTTTCAACCCGGAGGGTTATTATATACACACTAGACTTTGAGACTAGAGTTAATTTTTATGGCGGCATTAATTCACAAGGCGTTATAAAAAATGTAACTGTTGACTATAATAATAATAACGTAATTACTGATAAACCATTATCTAGGCAAACAGCAACAGTTAATCCGCTAGGTGCTAGTGAAACAGATATATACACAGTATCAGAGTCAGTTTATGATCCAAATACTCCGGATAAAATAATTCTCACTATATCTAATTTACAAGGTTCGCTTACTTTAAATGAAACTATAAGTGGAAATGTGAGTGGCGCTACAGGAATATTCGTATCGCAAATTGATAATAAGATAACTTTAAAAGATATAACCGGTTTATTTAATACTTCAGATTCTATATCAAATGATGCAGGTAGTATAACAGCTGATATTGATAGCATAGAGAAATTATGGAACAATTAATGACTACTGATATAAAAGATGATTATGATTATGCTAGGTCTAAATATTATAATCTAGCTGAAAAGGGCGATGAAGCTATAGAACTTATGCTTGAGTTGGCACGAGATTCTGAGCATCCTAGAGCCTTTGAAGTACTATCTAATATGATGAAGCAGAATGCAGAGATTGCAGATCGCCTAATGGAATTGCAAAAGAAGAAGAAAGAGGTCGAAAAAGTAGACAAAGATTCACCTATGTTACCTGGTGGCATGACACAAAATAACGTGTTTGTTGGATCTACCTCAGATCTTCAACGCAAACTATTAGATAAAATGAAAGTAATTGATGGCGACTCTAAAGAATAACGAGCTTGGATACTTAGGTAATCCAAACGTTAAAAGAGATGGTGTACAGGAATCGTGGACACAAGATCAGGTTACAGAATATACCCGGTGTCTACGAGATCCAGTATATTTTGCTTCAACCTATCTAAAAGTTGTGCATCTTGATCATGGACTCGTTCCATTTGCTTTGTATCCATATCAAGAAAAGATGTTTAATCATTTTAATGATAACAGATTTTCAATTGTGCTTGCCTGTCGTCAGTCAGGTAAGTCTATCTCATCGGTGGGATATTTACTATGGTATGCTCTGTTTCATCCAGAACAGACTATTGCGATCCTAGCAAACAAAGGTGCAACTGCACGTGAGATGCTGGCTCGTATTACATTAATGCTTGAGAACCTACCGTTCTTTCTACAACCTGGGTGTAAAGCATTAAATAAGGGTTCCATTGAGTTTTCTAATAATAGCCGTATCATCGCTGCTGCTACTTCAGGATCGTCCATACGAGGCATGTCTGTCAATCTCCTATTCCTCGACGAGTTTGCTTTCGTTGAAAATGCCGCAGAGTTTTACACTTCAACATACCCTGTTGTGTCGTCAGGTAAATCCACAAAAGTAATTATTACTTCTACAGCAAATGGTTTAGGTAATATCTACCATAAGCTATGGGAAGGTGCTGTACAAAGCACAAATGAATTTAAACCATTTAGAGTTGATTGGTGGGATGTTCCAGGCCGTGATGAGGACTGGAAGAAACAAACAATTGCAAATACATCAGAGTTACAGTTTAACCAAGAATTTGGTAATACCTTCCACGGCACTGGCAATACTCTGATATCAGGAGATACACTACTTGCGCTAAAGGCACAGAATCCTATCTTTACGCAAAATAATGTAAAGGTATATGTTAAACCAGAAGAGAATCATAACTATATGTGCTTTGTCGATGTGGCAAAGGGTAGAGGTATGGACTATTCAACTTTTAATATAATAGATGTATCTACACAACCGTTTCAACAGGTAGCAGTATATAGAGATAATATGATCTCACCATTGCTTCTGCCAGACATTATATATAAATACGCTAAGACTTATAACGATGCTCATGTTGTTATAGAATCAAATGATCAAGGATCAGTTGTATGTAATGGATTATATTATGATTTAGAATATGAAAATGTGTTTGTTGAATCTATGATTAAAGCCAATTCAATTGGTGTAACAATGACCCGTAAAGTCAAGCGAATTGGTTGTTCTAATATTAAAGATCTTGTAGAACAAAACAAGATTAATATTGTCGACCAAGATACAATCATAGAAATGTCAACGTTTGTCTCTAAGGGTTCTTCTTATGAAGCATCAGATAATAATCATGATGATCTTATGATGAATCTAGTTCTATTTGGCTGGTTTGCTGTTACGCCATTCTTCGGTGAAATGACAGATATTGATATGAAAAATATGCTTTATGCAGAGCAGCAAAAGTTAATTGAAGATGACTTAGTTCCGTTTGGAGTATTCGACGATGGTGTAGAAGATGAACCTGAAACTGAACGGATAGGTGGAGACACATGGTTCGTCCAGAAAGAGACATTCTTCTAAATCCTATTATTTATAAATAATAGTAGTGAAAAACATCGTATTATGAAAACTTATTAATTCTCAATGAAGGGGAAATACATGGCATTCCAAGTCTCACCTGGTGTGCAGGTTAAAGAAGTTGACTTGACTAATGTTGTTCCTGCCGTATCTACGTCAATTGGAGCTATCGCTGGTGCATTCCAGTGGGGCCCGGTTGAAGAGATTACCACGGTAGGCTCAGAACAACAATTAGTTAATAAGTTCGGAAAACCTGACGGTAACACCTACAAATATTTTTACCCGGCTGCTCAGTTTTTGCAGTATGGTAACTCACTGCGCGTAGTACGTGCAGCAACTGGTAACTTAAACGCTACTGCTTCTGGTACTGGTATTCTAGTAAAAAATGACGACCATTATGATACTGTAACACCTGGTGCTACAGACACATTTATCGCTCGTTTTCCTGGACTATTAGGTAACTCATTGCAAGTGTCAGTTTGTCCTGCAGACGCAACAGCTTTTGCTGGTTGGGCATATGCAGGTAGCTTTGACTCAGTTCCTGGTACATCAACTTTCTCTACTAATAACAGTGGAGATACAGCAGATGAAATGCACATTGCGGTAGTTGACCAAGATGGTGCATGGACAGGTACAGCTGGTACTGTACTTGAAACATTTGCATTCGTATCTCAGGCATCTAATGCTAAAGCTGATGACGGTACAGATAATTACTATGCAAACGTAATCAATAATCAATCTGCATATGTTCGTTGGGGAGCACATGCATCTGCACTTACAGATGCCGGTTCTGCAATTAATGGTGCAGCTGGTGCTGCTTTCGTTACAGGTTCAACAGCAATTTCTGCTTCACTTTCTGGTGGTACAGATGATAATGCTGCTACTGTTGGTGAACTATCAACAGCCTATGACTTGTTTGACGATGCCGAAACAATTGATGTTAACCTATTAATTGGTCCTGAAACTGCAGCTGCAGATGATGTGACTATGGCTAACTATATGATTGCAATCGCCGAAGGTCGAAAAGACTGTGTGGCGTTTGTTTCCCCTGCAGTTGCAGAAACAGTCAATAATGCAACAGCTGCTACAGACGTAAAAGCCTGGGCTGATGCATTGACTTCATCTTCTTACGCTGTAATCGATTCAACAGCGCTATACGTATACGATAAATACAATGACGTATATCGTTGGATTGTCGCATCAGGTGCAGTTGCTGGTCTATGTGCAAACACAGACAATGTAGCTGACGCATGGTTCTCACCTGCTGGTTTTACA